CCAAAAAGGGAAATTTAGTTTACCCGAAAAGGGTAATGAGGTTTACCCAAAAAAGGTAAGCACAAAAGAAACTATTACAAAAGAAAATATAAATATAACCCCCTTACCCCCTACAGGGGCATCGGTTGAGCAGGGGGAGGAAACATCGAGCCTTGCAAAACCAAAATCTGAGCCTGTTGATTACGAGGGGGTGATGGAAGCCTGGAACGAAGTCTTTGCTGAAACCCCTATCTCGACCATTCGGGTGATGAGCGATGAGCGAAAGCGACAGGTACATCGCTTGGCAAAAAACTTGCGGTCGCAATTTGGGAACTATTCGGTAAAAGCCTTTCGGGATTACTTTGCGGATTTCTGGCAGCAAGTCGCAAGCCAGACGAATTCGTGGTATTTGGGGCATAACCAACGCAAGTGGGTGGCTGATTTTGATTACTTGATGAAACCGAAAACCTTTGCCAAAACTGTGGAGGAAAGTCTATGAGCGTGAAATCTTTAGAGCTGGAAGCGGTGACGATTGGTTGCTTGCTCAAAGGCGGTTTAACCACGCAAGCCCGAGGGGTGTTGGACTGGTTAAAACCTGAAATGTTTGCCGTATTCAAGCTTGGCGAGATGTTTTCAGCCATTCGCAAGCAAGCAGCGAAAGATAACCTGATCGACTTGATGCTGCTTTCGTCCGATTACAACATTTCACTTGCCGATTTGGCTGAAGTGTCAAAAATGGTAGCAAGTTCAGCCAATTTGATAGGCTATGCGGAGAAGGTTCGCCAACTCTACCAACGCAGAACGGCAAGCAAAATTTTCCTTGAGGTGGCAGGTGAGTTAAATACTGCACGAGATGAGCAACTTGATGAGATCACCGCAAACGGTTTACAGACGTTGAGCCGATTATTATCGAACACGGGCAAGATTGAGCCTGTTGCAATGGGCGATTTGCTTGAGGGGTATTTGGAGGTGTTCAAAGAGCGTAGCAATCCAGCCAACAAAAACCACCGCTTGTACACGGATATTACGGCACTTGATGAGATGTTAGGTGGGATTGAAGATACCGATATTTGCATTGTTGCGGGTTGTCCTGGTTCGGGCAAAACTGAAACCGCTATCACACTCACCCGTAACATTCTGGCTCGAGGCGAATCAGTGTTGTTTTTCTCGCTTGAAATGAGCCGTGAGCAGATTGTTGAACGTTTGATTGCGTCAAGCAGTGGGGTAAGTTCAAGCCTGTTGAGAAACCCGCTCAGAATGGACGATGAGCATTTTGCCAAGATGGGCGAAGCATTAGACCGCTTGCAGGCTCAATCGCTTTACATCGTGGATAAGGGCGGTTTGTCGATGGATCAGATTTTGGCGATTGCTTCCGAGCATTTGGAACAAGTGGGCAAGCCTGCAGTGTTGGTGATTGATTACATCGGTTTGGTCTCACACGGTGCGTTAGATGGTCGAGTAAACCGCACTTACCAGATTGCGGAGTCGATGAACAAGCTCAAAGCGTGGTTGAAAGACAATCGTATTCCAACGGTGTTGCTTTCTCAGCTTAACCGCAACGCAGATGATACCCGTCCAACGTTAGGCGAATTGCGTGATTCTGGCTCGCTTGAGCAAGATGCTTCACAAGTGATTCTGGTGCATAACGCACGCAACAAGAAAGACAACGAGCCGAATCGCTATACGGAATGGATTATCGCCAAAAACCGACACGGTCGAATGGGCACAGTGTATATGGAATTTAAACACGGGCAGTTTTGGGAATGCGATCAGGCAATGGCTTGGGAGAGTTTTCAAAAACCAGCAAATACAAAAAGCGGAAAACAATACGGGCAGGGAGAGGCTTAATGCAACTTGAAATGCTCAAAATGGCAGGTGGAATGCTTGCCCCACTCGATGATATGCAAGCTGAAGCCTTGATGAAGTTCAAGACGGGGGAGCAATACCAAGTGGAGATTAAACAGGTTCGCAATCCTGCTTTTCATCGCAAGGTATTCGCTTTCTTCAAGTTCTGTTTTGACCATTGGGCAGCGGATAAAACCGAATGGCGATATTTTGATGAACGTACGCAGTTTGAGGCGTTTCGCAAAGATTTAACCATTTTGGCAGGGTTTAAGGACGTTTGCTGGAGTATTAACGCCAAAGAAGGTAAGCCCGTCGAAGCCAGATTTGTAGCGAAGTCACTCTCTTACGGCAATATGGAGCAGGACGAATTTGAGCGGTGTTATTCAGCGTTAATCAATGCAGCAATGCAAAATATTTTTAAAGGTTGCAATGATGAGCGGATTTTAGACCGCTTGTATGCGTTTTTTTATTAAACAAAAACCGCCCCGAAGGGCGGTGTGGTTAGCGTTTAGCGATACGGGCTAATCCTCGTGGTTGGTAGCCTCGTAAGGTGGTGAGGGCTTTGTGGTAGTGTGGCTCTTCGGTTTCGATGCCGTCTAGCATTTTGACCAGTATGCGTTGCAGTAGTCCGAGTGTGTTGCGGTATTCGGTGGCGTGGGTGTAGGCAGTTGAGCCTAATCTTGCACCGAGAGCCATAAGCGGTTCTGAGACTTGTTCGAGAGTGTCTCGGCAGTTGTAGAGCGAGAACCAGAGGCTGGCAAAGCAGAGCATTTCGGTTTGGGTATGCTCACGGTGGTAAGTTGGTTCAAGCGGTCTGATTTCTTCCACGTTTTGCGAATAGCGACCTGTTTTGCGAATTTGAGGGAGGACTTCTTCAAAGACCCAGTTTTGGAACTCGACCGCTTCGGCTTTGTTGGAACGGGAAATAATGCGGTAGAGGTTCGGTTCGTTGATGAAAGTGATTTCTTGATGCCCTCCGTTTGTAAGGGTTGCAATTTTATTGCACCCCTTTTCATTCAGGCGGAATGCTTCAGCACTTCTACGGTTTACACCTAAAACTTCGCAAACATCGGATAAGCAAAAATACGGTTCATTATTGAAAGATTGAATGCGAACTGGTTGAGATTTGAAATTAAAGGTAGAGATTTGAGTTGTCATGTCGTTATTCCTTTTGAGGGAAGTCCCAATAATTGGGCGGTCGAGAGCTCAAAACTCGTAACGAATCGAGCGGAGTTATTCCCTTTCGGTGTTGTATTCCTCGCACTCTCGACCATTGAAAATAATTTGTACTTTTTGACCGCTTGTAATGAGCTAAGTAATGGTAAGCGCTTAGTCCACTAAATCGCATGCACAAAAAAATCACGCTGACGGGGTGAATTACCGTTCGTTATAAGGGCTTTTGAGACCCTGTAAGAAATATCCTACGCTTGAATGAGGAGCTTGTCAAGCGTAGGGGGATTTACATTGCAAAAGCTGGCATTGCTTGCCATTGATTCGCTACTCGCACGTTCGCTAATGTTTGCTGAAAGCGTTTGTTATGGTTGAGTTCCCATAAATCCACGGCAGTTTGTAGGTTCAGCCAAAATTCAGGGCTGGTACTGAACGCTTTCGAGAGTTTAACTGCCATTTCTAAGCTAATGCGAGTGTTGTTATTGATTAGGCTGCTGGCGGTGTTACGGTGTACGTCCAAAATTTGAGCTAAATCGCCAACTTTTAAGTTAAGTGGTTCTAAAAATTCTTCTAGTAGGATTTCGCCTACGCTGGTGGGTTTGCGTTCTGTAATGTTCATTGTTCGTCCTTATAGTGCGTATGTATGCGGATCTAAAAATAAATCGGACAGTGTGCCGTTTTCAAATTTGAAAATCAGACGGTATTGTTTATTCACTCGAATGGAATAGATTTTATTCTCTTTTGGTTCGAGTAGTTCAAGGTGGTTAGCGGGTGGCACTCGTAAATCGTTGATGTTTTCGGCTGCGTTGATCATATCCAATTTACGAGCAAGCACATTGGTTAGGTTCGCAGGAATTTTACTGTGGCTTTCGCCAAATTGGTAAAAGCGGTAGAGATAATCATCACGAAAGTGCGAGGCGGTTAGGTTAATCATTGTTTTTCATTATGGTTGTTAATGGCTATATTCTATACCGAATAATTGCACAATGCAACTATGCAGGAGGTGAGAATGACAAATTTAAGAAAAGAAGCTAAAGGGCGTGAATGCCAAGTCCGTATCGTGGGAGTGTGTAATGGCAATCCCGAAACGGTAGTACTAGCTCATTATCGTATGGGCGGATTAAACGGTATGGGTATGAAGCCTGATGATATTTTCGGGGCGTGGGCGTGTGAGCGGTGTCATTCGGCTGTAGACGGAAGGCTAAAAACAGAATATGACCGTGAGCAGTTGCGGTTGTTTCACGCTGAAGGCGTTTTCCGTACGCAAGCGGTGTTGCAACGTGAGGGGAAATTATGAGCGATAAGAGAAAGCTAGAAATTGCATTGCCTTTTCCACCGAGTGTAAACCATTATTGGCGGCATACACGAGCAGGTAAGCATTACATTTCGGATGAGGGCAAGCGGTATCAGTCGCAGGTGTTTATGCGGTGTATGGCGGAATTGCCCTTTACGCAAGCGGTCGGAATTTCTGTAGAAGTTACAATGCCTGATAATCGGGCAAGAGATCTCGATAATTTGTGGAAGGTGCTGTTAGACAGTTTGTCGAAGGCGAAGATGATTGAAGATGACTGCTGGCAGAAAGTACCAAGCATTGCGATGAAAGCGGTGGGCGTGAGTAAGGAAAATGCGGGTATTGTGGTGACGATTGAGGAAGTGTGATGCAGATTGATGTAAAACGTGTGTTGATGTTGTGGGGTGGCTATGTTCGATTTACGGATTGCAGGGGGTATCCGACAATGCAGTCGTTTATGCGTGAGAGTCCTGAGATGCGAACTCAGCGTAGATATTTGATGCGGTTAGATGATGAGACGTTGGAGAAGGTGGATAAGCAGGTGCGAAAACTTGATGAACTTTCTTTTAAAATCCTTTTCTTGCGATATGCTGCTGGACTTGAACATAAGATGATTTGGCGAAAAGTAGAGCTATGTAAGCCAACTTATGAAAAGCATTTAATGCTGGCGGAGAAGTTTGTAGAAGGTGCGTTAGCGGGTGCGGAGATTAAGTTATTTTTTTAGCAAAAAAGGTATTGCAATGCATATGCTTGAGGTATATTATTTGTGATAAGTTGCGGTTACAAGCATAGCTAATTCCGCAGAAGAATTTTACAGCCCTGATTGGTTTTCCAATCGGGGCTTTTTTATGCCTCGAAAACGGGGTGGAGTATGAAATCAATGTTTAAAGACCCAGGAAATCAAAGTTATCTTTGGTCGGGTTTTTCTGGACTGCTTGCGTGGTTGGGTGACCAGAATAACCTTATGTTGCTCAGTATCTCAATTGGTATTATCACAGCGGTGGTGAATGCGTATTCTAAGTGCATAGAAGGAAGAATGCTCAAGCGTGAAGATGAGCGAAAAGAAGAATTGCACCAAGTTAGAATGGCTAGATTGAAGAAGGGATTAGATGATGAAGTTATCTAAAACAAGAACCGCTTTAGGATTTGGAACGGGCGTTTGTTCTGTGGGGGCGATTATTACGTTATTGCTTGCCAATTTTGGCGGTGAAATTCACACCTCTAAGCAAGGTTTGGAAATTATTGGTGATGCAGAAGGGTGTAGACGAGACCCGTATCAATGCCCAGCGGATGTGCTTACGGTGGGGATTGGTTCAACCGCAGCAAGCGGTGAAAAAATCGATCCAAAACACAGATATTCTGATTTGGAAATTGCCGAGCGTTGGAAGAACGATATTGTGATTGCCGAGCAATGTGTGAATAAATATGGAAATGGTAAACAACTGCCGCAATCGGTATTTGATGCTGCAGTGTCGATTACCTTTAATGTAGGTTGCGGTGCTGTTCGCAACTCAACCTTATTCAAACTGTTACGTTCAGGCAACTATTACCAAGCCTGCCACGAGTATCCTAAATGGGTATATGCAGGCGGTAAGAAATTACCTGGCTTAGTCTCTCGTAGAGAAAAAGAGAAAGCATTATGTTTAGCCGATTTAACGTCGCATTAACTGCAGTCATTTTGGGCTTGTGTGTTTGGTTATGGGGTCAGCATCAGACGGTATTACACTTAAGAGCCGAAAACCTCACACAAGCCCAAACGATTATTGAGCAAGAACAAGCGAATGCCAATCTCACCATTCAGCTTGAGCAAGAGATTGAAGCGGTCAGAAATCAGCAATCGCTTGCTGATGAGTTACGCAAACAAGCAGAGGTAAAACGTGAAAGCATTAAAACGATTTTGGTTAAAGAGCCGTGTGCTCGTGTGCCTATGCCTCGCACTGTTATTGAGCAGCTGCAGCACTACACGCATTAAGACCGTTTACCTCACACCACCGCAAGCTTATCTCACGCCTTGCCCGCAAACAGTGTTTACAGGCGAGACTTACGGAGATGCAATAGATTACCTAGTTGTAGTAATGAGCGAGCGTGAGTTATGTGCTAAGCAGGTGGATAGTGTGCGTAACTGGGTAGATATTCGAAGTAAGGCGCAATGATTTAGATAAGGCGAGAGTGTTATGGCTCTCGCTTTTATTTTGTGTAAATTAAATGCTACATAATTTACGTATAGTTTCGGGTTTGGTTAGATAAAACCCCGAGAAAATACGCAAACTATGTGATGTATATATAACAAAAAGGTACTCCTGAGGGAGTTGCCCTTTCCACGGGGTTTCGGGCTCGCGGTTTTCGACAGTTTTTTGA